CTTGTATGGCGAGTGCGCTGCCTGCGGATTGTTCCAGCACCACTTCATGTAGTCGGCTGCGCTCATCGTGTAATACTTCGAGTACTTCTCTCTTGTTCCCAGGTTCATCGCCTTCTCCAGTCTCGCCCTTAAAAGGTTATCTGCATCCAGCTTGATGTCGCTCCACCTCACGTATCCCTTGCGCTTGCAAATGTTCAGTGCTTCGCACATCTGCCCCCTGCTGTAGTTCCACGTTGGCGGCAATCCGCAGCAACTTCCGTTGTGGCAAAGTTCCTTGAAGTGTGCGTCCGATACATAAAAGCGCATTCCCAGCTGGTCGCACAGTTCCTTCATGTTCCTGAAGAACGGTTCTTTGACCTTGCGGTTCAGTCTCAGATAGCCGGACTGTACGCTGTACTTCTTGTAGAATGCGAGAATGTCGAAACCTGCCATCTTGCTGATGGTAGGCAACAATTCCCTCAGTGTCGGGCTTCTCGTCTCCAGGCAGAAGAACTCGGTGCTCAAAGCGGTAGCCCCTCTGTTGAATGCTTCCTTGATAAGGTCGAGGTATGTTGGCGTACTCACTCCGATGATGAAGGGTCTAAGTCTCAGCGTAGCCCCTCCTGCCCCTGCATTGGCGATGCGTTCGATGGCTTCCAGTCGTGCTTGTGGGCTTTCTACCCCTCGCTCTATTACTCTAGCCTTCTCTGCATCGCTGGTGATGATTGAGAACTTGAAGTTCCAGTTCTTCTGCCCTCTGATCAAGTCCATATATCGCTCATCCTTGGTGAACCACGCTCCCTTGGTCGAGAAGCAAAGCGGATAGTCTATATCCTTGAAGAAACGCAAAAGTTCCAGTGTCGTTCCGTACTTCCGTTCGAAGTTGTCGAACTGGTCGCTCATACTTCCCCACTGCATAACCTTGCGAGCCTTGATGTATGGCGCAAAGTCTCCAGCGTGCTTGTCTGGGTCAATGAACATTCGCTTGATGCGCTCAACGCTCACGTCCTTAACCTCCTTGTGCAGGTATTCCTTCTTCTTGCTGCCAATACCTCGCTGGTTCTGAGCAAAACAATACATACAGCCAAAGCTGCAATTATTGTAAGTATCAAAAGCCATCGGCATTGAGCAATCGGGGAACTCGTATGTTATTCTTGGCGTATTGCCATAATGTTCTGCCATATCCTCATGAATTTATTTTGTTGATGATAAAGTCTGCGATTTGGTCGGCTGTCTGCTTCGTGGTGTCTATTGCTACAACGTCACACCCCGCAGTTTGCCATTTCTTTGCCGAGTGTGCCGATTCTCGCTGTCCTCGGATAATATCCTTGCTCAACGTTCCGTTCGACCGTTCTGAGAGCCTTTTTTGGATTTCTTTCAGTGGTGCGTATAAGAAGATTACAATCTGTCTGTCCGCATTGAACATTGCGTGCGTCAAGTTCGGACCCCAGCATTTAAGTCTCATCCCTTCGCAAATGATGCAGTCGGTGCTTTCCAGTGCCTTCTTCACGATGTCCCGCAGTATGGT